GAGTAAAGTGCTTGGTTTAGGTGGACTCAACCGCTCTCATTCTTGAAATTAGGCGATTCGCTCTTTTTGTTACCTGTTTGTGCCAACGGCTGTCTTCCATCTGAACTGCACATTCTTGCCAGTCGTTATTAAGTAAGGCGGTATGAAATTTCTTAAATTTGGAAAATCTTGGACGGCCAAGATTAAACATCATGTTTGCACATATTTTTTGTACTTCATGTGGTAAATCATTGAAGTTAGAAAATAGTTTTTCACACTCGCTTATTGTTACTTGTATGTCTTGCTCAAATAGTTCATTAACTCTTTCATCATCAATACGAGTTCCGACTGGCAATCCATACTCTGGATCTGCTTCTACCACCAAGTGGCCTATCCCAATCGTAGGTAGCGATAAATGGTCTAAATACACGGCATTGACACGACCCTCGTCTCGCTCAATTTCTTGGCGTAGCTCATCTATGTTCATTGAAAAATATCTCCAAATTGATTTACACTTGCAGTTAATAATGATTTAGGATCACGTTGTCTTGATGCTATGGCTTGATCTATTGCAGACAAACCTAAAGCAGCACCTGTTCCTGGTCGAGTAACATCAATTTTGCCTACATTTGCACTAGGACTTGCTGCTTGTATTCCACTTAATTGTCCAGTCGTATTTGATGTTAAATCACTAATTGCTTGATTAATACCAGTGTTCTCTGCAACTGCTTTTATTTGATTTGAAGCCTCATTTACATTTTCTTGTGCTGATTGTGTAACAACTTGACCTGGACGAAATGCTTCAGATACAGATTGTAGAAATGCTCTCTGCTCTGCAACAGTAGGATTTGGATTGGCATCAAGTTTTTTTGATGCTTCTACTATTTGCTTCATTGCTTTTTTACCAGTAAATAATTGACCTAAAACAAACATTTTAGCTATTCTGCCTACATTATTAAATACATTAGCTAATATGCCTTGAGCAACTAAATCACCTTTTGGTATATTATTTGAAGCACTATCTATAATTTTACCAAAATCTCTAATGTTACCTGCTATATCTTTTGTATCTCCAGCGTTTGGAAAAATTATATCTAACTTATTGCTTTTATCTATTCGAGTTATGTTTCTAGCTAATTTTTTCATGGCATCAGCACTTGTCGCTGCACCAACATTATCAACCATATTCTCTACAAAAGCACCTCGGATTGTTTTTAAGGCTTCGGGATTATCTTTATAAAAATCCATCACAGCTCTTAAATCTCCACGAGTTGCACCAGGAGACATGACTAAATCTAAAGCTTCCTCTGGATCTAAAATATTTCTATCTATTTTTGCAAATACACTATTAGTTCTAAGTCTTGATGTTTCTTGAAGCTCTTTAACTGCACCATTCAAAGCTTGTGCCACAGAGCCTTGTGCATCTAGTCCTTGACTTACTAATCTTTCAATCGTTTCTTCATTAAGTTCAGTAATTTTTAAATCTTCGAATTGTTTAGCTACAGTTTTAAGTCTGTTATATTCTGCTCTACCATATAACTCTGCACCAGTTTCTCCTAAATCATCTAATGCTTTAATAAACTCATTAGGTTTAAAGTTGCCTGGATTAACAGAGTCAAAACCAGTTTCTTTCAACGCCCCACGCAACCAATCTTTACCTATTTCTGTTTTGATTTGACTGTATTTATCTGGTTCGGTTTTAAAAGCCTCTTTTAATCTATTAAGACCAGTTGGCTTACCACCACTTCCAATGACCTTTGATGCTAAACCACTTAATGATTCAGGTCTTGCTATATCAAAAGCACCACCTCTCATTTTATTAATTAATTCTTTCGATCCTAATGTTGTAGATATGTCATCATATAATTTTGTACCCTCTCTAAAGTGCTCTCTGGCTTTTGGCAAAAGTTGAGCCGCTTTTTGTATTTTAGTAAAAGCTTCAGACCCTAATTCATCTGTAATTTCTTTTGTCAGAGCGTCTATATTAGAGCTGTTAAGCAACCCATCTACTTGACGAATTGCTTTATCCCACGATTTACTTAAATTAATTGATCCATTAATTAACTCTTGTTGAGCTACTTCGTCTGAATTTTTTGGTGCATTTTTTAAATCCCATAGCTTTCTTCTGAGCTGATAAGCATCTGTAAAAGAAACTTTATCGCCTAACTGTCGTAATTCATCTGCTAAAGATAAGCCAACTTCTCCCTCTTCTGTAGCTAATCTACCAGTGCCTAATTTTTCAAATTTTCTTGATATATTGTCTGCTAAGTCTTTTAGTCCAGCGGTCGGTATAATTCTAGCATCGCCAATAGCTTCTTCTATAACCTCATTAATTGTACCCCATTGTGTGCTCATGGTATCTTCAAAAGTCTTTGCAGAGGTTTGAACTAAATTAAATATTTCATCATCAATAACTTGATTTCTTTGCAAACCACCAGCTAAATTATCCGCAGATTCTTTTAAGGCACTCATAATGGACGCATAGGCAGCAGATTGTCTGCGTGCTAATTCTGGTCCAAATTGTTTATTAAAATCTAAAAATAGTTGTCCAGCAGATTTGCCACTACCTTGTGTTTGTGCATCAGAAATAATTTTATTTAATTTACCAACTTGTTCTCTCATAGCTTTAGCTAACTTTTGTGTTCTTGGTGATCCACCTAAAACACTTTCTTGTAATTGTTGAAATTTAGCTGCAATAGGTCTAGCACCTATCTGTGCTAATGTAGGCTCAACGCCCATCTCAATGCCTTTTGCAGTAAGTCTTAATTGTTCAGGACTTGATTCTGCAATAAATTTTTTACCAGATGGTGCTATACCTCTCATAACTAACAAAGGCACACCAAACAACAACTCACCTGCGGCAGCTATCCCACCTTCAACGGCAGCGTCTGTTACTATCTCTCCAGCAGTTTGTTTTGATACACCAGCAACACCTTCAACAGCTTCTTCTACAAGTGATCCAGTACCCCCACCTATAAAAGCACCTATTGCACCACCTAGCAACGTACCAAAGCCAGGAGCAACTCCAGTTCCTATGGTAGCACCTTTAATAGCACCAGTAATACCACCAGCTAATTCAGGAACTATTCCAACCAAATCAGAAAGGTCGTTTTTACTGAAACCCTCTTCATCAATTAAAGTATTTTTATCTGTTTGAACACCTGCTTTTGCAGCACCACTTGGTGTTAATGCCAATCTACCTCTATTGTCTCTTGTGTAATCTTTTTGAGAAAAGCCTTGTGCCGCTAGTATGCTTTCTTCTTCTGCATTATTTTCTGCAGCAGACAACGCTGCTCTTAATCCAAAATTTTGTATGCCAGATTTTGTATCAAAGTTTGCTTGTTGTGGCTGACCTTGCACAGTAGGAGTGGTTCTCTTAGCCTCTTCCAACAAATCATCAAAACTTCTTGATTTTTGTTGTTGAGAAAACTGTTGATCAATGGCAGCTAACTCTTCTTGTGTTGGTTCATTGCCCTCAATTTCAACTCTAACTATACCTTGAGGTGTTTCTACTCTGATTATACCCATTATGTTGCCTGTGGTCTGCTTCTTCTATATAAAACGCCATCTGCATCTTCCACTTTTTCAAAGGATGTGCCACCAGTTGCCGCACCACCTCTGTTTATTTGAACACCTGCGTTTCCAAGAACAGTATATGCTTCATTTATATCATCTCTTCTAGCATTTATAACAGCATCATAAAGTCTTCTTAACTTTATTTTTAATAAATCAATATCACCATCAAATACATCAATATCGCCAACAATATCAGCTACTAATTTTCTGTCATTATCAGAAATAGTTTTACCGCTTTCACCTAATATCTGTGCTGCATTTCTAGCTTTTAAATCAGTTAATAAAACTTTTAACTGTTTTACTGGGTCAGGGCCATCACCCAACTTTAGTCCAAATGTTCTAGCTAATTGAACGCCAAATGATCTAATTTGATCTGGTGCTGTAATGTCAGACTTTTGTAATAATTGAGCTATCTCTTTGAACTTATCTTCACCTCTTTTTAAACCTATTTCCATTTTTTGTATTGCAGCTAAAGCATTTTTTGGATCACTAGCTAATCTTGGCTTTACGTTCTCGCCTGCCACATTAGGATTAGCATAAAAAACATCAATTTTAATATCTGAACCACTAAACAAAGCTGTGCTTTTAGGTTTTTCAAGATAAGTTTTATTTTTACCTTGTGCAGCAATTAATGATTTTGTCATATCTGTATATGTCGCAGCATCTATGATTGCAAATTGTTTGTTGAATTCTGCATTATTCTCTAAATTGTTTAATTCATAACTGTTAAGTCTAGAAAATCTACCAGTATTTTGCAATACACTGTTAGCTAAACCACCCTCTTTTGGTATAACAACATAACCTTTTCTATCCATAGCTTTTTTCTTATCTTCTTCAGTTTTGCCTAATGCGTATGATCCTGCTTTAGCTCTTATAGCCTCTGCTTTGGCTACTGCTTTTCTAAAGTCTGGCATTGCTGCTTCACCAGCCTCACCTACAGATGTAAGGATTTTACTTACATCAAAACCTTTACCAGCTCTGTTTTGCATCAGTGCTAATCCAAAAGACATTAAAGCTTGTTTAGTATCTGCTTCGCCAGATATGTCTAGACCAGTGGCTTCTCCAAACTCGTTGATATATTGATCAAAGGTTTTTGGCTTTTCTTTACCAGTTTTAACCTCTGATAAAAAAGAATCTAAAGCTTTTACAGTAGCTTTTTTTGCCGCGGTATCTGCACCTTCTACTTCTCCCTCTCCAGTATCTACAGTTGGAAAATCAGTATCTGCATCAACACCACCTGCTCCTTC